AGAAAGCGTCAATCAAGGCACAGAGCACGCGCCGAAGAAGTAACGGAGAATAACGGTATGTCACTGGAGAGTAACGCACCCGTAACGCCTCTCGACCACAAGCAGAGTACAGAAGCAAAAGCAGACGCAGAGGCAAAACCAATAAAGAAGAAGAAAGCGGCTGCGCCTTTGAAGATTTTAACGGCTGATATTTTGCCACTGTTGACGGATGAGTTTCGTAATTCTTCGTTCATGGAAGCGTGGGCCGGATTTGTGGAACACAGGAAATCCATCAAGGCTTCACTGACTGACCTTGCGGTAAAGCGGTTTGCGTCCGATTTCACGGAATGGGGCTGCGACAGGTCGGTGTTTGCGATCAACAAGACGATCAAAAGCGGAAAGTGGAGCGGTATTTTTTACCCCGAAGATTTCCGAGGCGTGACATCAACAAACACGGCTCCACGCGAAATGACGGCAGACGACCGCGCCGAACAGGAGCGGCGCAAGGCAGCGTGCGACAAAGCCGCACGGGAACAGGCCGAGGAATTGCACCGGATGCTGGTAGAAGCAAACCGCCCGCCATGCGCGCCGGGTGAACTCGAGGAAATCTTCTAGGAATGAAAGCGAAAATCTCAGCGGCGGAAGTCTCAACCCGACTCGCGGGCAACATGCTCGGCCTCGTCACATACCTCTTGCCGGGCGGACGGCAGCAAGGGGCGGCATGGCACGTCGGCGGCGTGAATGGCGAAAGCGGCAAAAGCCTTTCCGTGCATCTGTCCGGCACCTACGCCGGGAACTGGTGCGACTGGAACGGGCAGGAACAAAAAGGCGACGCGCTCGACCTTTGGTGCGCAGTCAAGGGCGTCTCGCTCCCGCAAGCCATCACCGAGGCAAAGGGCTGGCTCGGCATCGTGGAAGAAGCGCCGGCCAAGTCTTACACCCGCCCGCAGGACGACAAGCCCGCAATCAGCGCGGACGGGAAGGCAATGCACTGGATGGTTGACGAGCGGAAGCTCCTGCCGGAAATCGTGAATCGCTACCGCGTGCAAGGCGACGCTGAAAGGCGAGCCATCGTGTTTCCGTCCTACTCGCCAAGCGGCGTGTTGCTCAATCGCTCCTATCGGGCACTCGCGCTGGATGACAAGGGCCGCAAGAAGGTGTGGCAGGACAAGGACGCAGCGCCCTCGCTTTGGGGCTGGCAGTCACTCACGCCGGAGAATTACAAGGCCCGCGAAATCCTGATCTGCGAAGGCCAGATTGACGCGATGACGTGGGCGCAATGGGGAATCCCCGCACTCAGCATCCCGAACGGAAGCGGGCAAACGTGGATCGACTTTGAATGGGACAACTTGGAACCGTTCAAAACGATCTATCTGAGCTTCGACAACGACGGAAAGACCGAGGCCGCACTTGCAACGGCTATCTCTCGGCTCGGAAAGCATCGCGTGCGCGTGGTGAAATTCCCGCACAAGGACGCAAACGACGCGCTGAAACAGCACGTCACGGCATACGACGCGCGGCGCTGGCTTGAATCGTCCGAATACCCGACCGTCGCGCACCTGTTCGACGCAGGGCATTTCGGCGAAGCGTGCGCGCGGGAGTTCTTTCGCACGGAGGAAATGCTCGGGCACACGATCCCGCAGACCGTGCATCATCGGGACTGTGCGCTATCGTTCCACTTTCGCCCCGGCGAGCTTACCGTGTGGACTGGAACAAGCGGACACGGCAAAAGCAGCGTGGTGAACTACGCGATGATTCACCTTGCGATGCAGACGAAAAGGCCGTCGCTTATAATCAGCTTGGAAATGACGCCCGCGAAAGTTCTCCGCCGGATTATCATCGCACTCGGCGCGAGAGTAGCAAACGAAGGGGACGCAAAGAAAATGGCGCAAGCAATGGCGAAGCATCTTCTATTCTGCGACAAGACGGGCGGCATTTCGCGCGACGTGCTTTTCGAGATGATCAACTACGCGCACGCGCGCTACGGCATCGCGCACCTCGTCATTGACTCACTCATGCGCGTGGAAGGACTGGAGGAAGATTACCCGGCTCAAAATAAATTCGTGACCGACCTCGCGGAATACAGCCGAGCAACCGGCGTGCATGTCCACTTGATCGCGCATCCTCGCAAATCTCCCGGCGCAGACGCACCGCAGGGACACGACATCAAGGGCAGCGGCCACATCCGCGACAACGCCGACAACGTGCTTGTCGTGTGGCGGAATATCGAAATGGAGCGCGCCGCAGAGGAAGGCAAGTCAACCGCTGGAATGATACCGGCAAAAATCATCGTCGAAAAGGATCGCGAAGAAGGCACGTTTCGCGAGTTCTTTTTGGAGTTCAACACCGCGCTGCTTTGCTACGTTAAAAAGAAATAATCCAAACACATCCCACAATGACCAACACACCCACACCCGAAACAGACGCAATGCCCGCCGACAACTCAGTATTTTGGAGCGCGCGCGATGGCACCGGAGAGATGCAGCACCACAAAGCCTCGCCAGCGGAGGCATCGAAGATCATCGAGCGACTCACCGCCGAGCGCAACGCACTCCGCGCCGACGTTGCAGGGCTGCGCACCGCGCTGGACGGAATGCTCATCGCGGAAATGAAGGTTCGGCAAATGGATGGATTCGCCGCCGACGAGGTCGAGGCCGAGCCGCACTGGATGGCAGCACGCGCAGCCCTCGCCGAGCGGGACAGGCTCAAGGCCGACATCACCGGCGACATCGCGGACATGACGCTGAGCCTCACCGCCGAGCGCGACGCACTCCGCGCCGACGCCACACAGCTGCGGGACGTATTGCAGCGCATCGTGAGCAACGGTGGCAGCGCGACGAATGTGATGCTTTTTGACGCACGCACCGCCCTCGCACAATGACCCAACTCGACATGTTCCCGCACCTCCCGCGCCGCCTCACGCACGCGGAGATCCTCGCCGGGTTTGCCGAGCTTTTGCGCGCGGTGGAGGCGATGGAGTTCTGGGAGCCGTGGCCGTGAAAAGTCGGTTTTTCTTTGCGCGTAGCGCGGACACAAATCAACGACTTGCAAACAATCGCACGCCATGATCATCTTTTTTCTTGCAATACCCAAACGGTTCGCTATTGTCTGCTCCATCGAAAGAAAAAAATCCAACGAGCAACCAAAAAAACAAAATGAACACCACTGAAATCACGACCGCCGCCCGCAAAATCTCCCGCAAGCACAATGCCCGCATCCGCTCCGGTTTTGCCGGCAACGGCAAGCTGGTCTTCGCGGCCGATGGCACCGGCGGCGCATGGTATAGCGACAGCAGCTACGGCTTCGGCGCGGACCACATCGTTGTCTTGATGCGCTATCGCACAATGACCGCCGCGGAAGCTCAGGAGATGCTCGACGTCGTCAATGAATAAGGCCGCACAAGCACTCGGACGCCTCGGGGGTCTCGCGACCTCCGAGGCCAAGGCCAAGGCAGCACGGCGCAACGCCAAAAAAGGCGGATGGCCGAAGGGACGACCGAGGAAGACCCCCAAAATGAACCCACGCCCATGCCCACCCACCTAACGCCTTCCATGCACGCCTGCCGTCTGCGCGACTGCGGCGCCCCTGACTGCCCCACATGCGCCGGCGCTCAGGCCGCGCGGCTCTACCGGGAGCAGCAAGCCTGCGACCATGAGGATCACGGCCAAGGCCACTGCATCGCCTGCGGGGCGGACATCACCGACACGCTGTCATGGCAGCGGACGAGGACGCTGCCGATGCCGCACACCGATAACCCACTATGAGAACCCACAGCGCACACACCCACAACTGCACCCGCAACCGTCACCGCGTCCGCGACGCCGTGAGCAGCAAACGCCACGGCGAGACCTGCGACGAAATCCGGCTCGCCTGCCACCTCTGGCTGCTCAGGCGCTGCCCCGGCTATGCCGAGGAGCACGCCGAGCACGTCGAGCAATACGCGCGAGGGATTGGCCGCGCTTGACACGCGCGCATTGCGGTCGTAAACGCGGGCAATGCCAACCGAACCAGTCGAGCACCGAACCCCGCGCGATGACGCAATGGAAAAGGAGGATGGGTTTGGCGACGACTACGACGCGAGGGCCATTGACGCCATACGCCGAGTGCTAGCCATGCTCGCACCGGCCAACCGAGGCAAGGCTAGCGTAGTATCCACCGGATATCGCGTGATAGCACTGGGGATACTCATGCGCAGGGAGACACGTAGCTGCGAGACCATAGCTAAGGAGCTAGGCTGCACTCGCGCTATCATATCGCACTACGTAAGGAAAATGTCGGTGGAGCTTGGCATCCAGTCACCTGACAGGACTGCCGAAGCGATAAAAACGTATCAAAAGAGGCAGCGGCAGATATGGCAGGAGCGGCTAGGCGCAAAGGCGACCGCGCAGGCAAATACTGGAAAACAGGGCAAAAACAGGGCAAAAACAGGCAAAAAAGGGGGGGCATAAGGAATCTTTTCCCCAAGGGGTCTCTTCGCGGGT